CATCCAGTAGCCACTCTTGTTCCAGCGCTTCTCGTCGAGAAAGCCGACTTCCGCGGCCCACGGCCAGCGTTTCTTGAATTCCTGCTGGGGGATATCGTCGCCGACAAAGCCCCACGCGGCATCACCGCCCGAAGGCTCGATCGAGAGGGGATCGAGAACCGTGGAATAGGGATCGGTGATCGCCCCGAGCCGGATTGACTGCTCGAAAACGTCGTCGTCGGCATAGTCGATCGAGAGGGTGAAATGCCCTTCGCCGCCGACAACCTGATACTTGGCGGCTTCGTCGCGGGCGAAATCGGCGTGCGAATTCTTGAAGATCGAGCGAATGAGCCCTTCGCGGATTTCCGCGATTTCCTTGGTGCCGGCCTTGTCGGGATAGACCCGGATTTCCGTCTCATTCATGAGACGATTGCCGACAACCTGGGCGATGAAGGCCACCAGACGGTTGAACGTCAGGACGGGCTTTTTCGCCTCGCGGCGGCGCTGCTCAACGATCGGATCCCACTGGTTGCCAACGACGAACTTGGCATCCTCCTTGCCGGCGAGAATGTTGTGTTCGTTGTAGCCGTAGCCCCACTCATACTTCGAGCGCATGTCCTCAAGGAAATCGTCGATACTGTCAAAGCCGGTCGGGACGCGGCGGATCGGACGCGAAATTTCACCGTCTTCCTTCAACAGATTGTCGCGAATTCCAGCCATCACACTGTCCTATATCCAAGCGCCGTTTGATTGGCCCCCTTGAGTGTCACCGCGGAAGCCGCGATTTCCGAGCGGAACATGAGTGTGACGGGACCACCTGTTGCACCAATCGAAACCAAGAATTTGGCATTGATCGGAACGTTCGTGTTCGCCGCCCTTACTCCTGTACTCGCTCCCGTCGTCGCATTATCCGCAATCTGCTCACTGCTTCCCATCGCCGTGGCGCTAACGCTGTGTTTCGTCAGACCCGACACAGTTCCCGAAGGAATGTCCAGCGCCAAGGCAATTCCCGTCGTCGTCGCCGCGGCTGTGAAAGCTCCGACCACTTCGACGAGATACGTTGTGTTCGCGAGCCCCGTAAATGTCAATCCACTGGACGCCAGGGTGATGGTGGAATTTGCTTGGTCCGAAGCGAGTTTCTGCCAAGTCCACCCATCGCTGCCGGCTGGGCCAGCCGGGCCCTGAATTCCCTGAATTCCTTGAATGCCTTGCGGGCCGGTCGGGCCTACCGCGCCATCGGCGCCTGCCGGGCCGGTGTTGCCGATCGGGCCTTGCGGGCCTTGCGGACCGGCTGGACCTGTTGCGCCGTCCGCGCCTGCCGGGCCTGCCGGACCCTGAATTCCTTGCAAGCCGGGATCACCATCGGCGCCGTCCGCGCCTGCCGGGCCTGCTGGACCCTGAATTCCTTGCGGGCCGGCTGGGCCTGTTGGGCCTACCGCGCCTGCCGGGCCGGTCGGGCCATCAATTCCTTGCGGACCTGTTGAGCCGGTGTAGCCTTGAATTCCTTGCGGACCTGTTGGGCCTTCGGGGCCTGCCGGGCCAGTTGGTCCCGCTGGGCCGGTTGGTCCTGCCGGGCCTGCCGGGCCTGCTGCTCCTGCCGGGCCTGCCGGGCCGGTTGGTCCTGCCGGGCCTACCGGACCCTGAGTGCCGTTTCCGAGCGCAAGAAGGTCCGCCAGCGTCGGCATATCCACCCAATAACTTGTGGCGTCACCCTGCCCTGCGTTCTGGACAATCTTAACTTTGCGATCCATGGCCCACACCCCTAGCTAGATCATCCAGCCATCGTTCCCGCTTACCTCGGCTTCCCAATATCCATCATTGTCTCCGATGCCGGGGGCTTCTACGCGCCGAAGCTCATTTTGGCCAGCCCCAAATCCAAGAGGCTTTTTCGGCGTATTCCAAGAATCGAACCATTCGCGCGTTGCAAAGGTCAAGGCGCAGGCGTCGGACAAATCCGAAGAGCGCAGCCCTCGGCTCTTCATGTCGGTTTTGCTTTCGAGCAACCAATCGTTGTTCGCGCGCCATTTCTGCTTCGGGCCGCTCATGTCGGAGGCGAGATCGTCGTCGTCAGGGATTGCCCCGCCTTCGACTATCCAGTCCTTCAAGTCGCCGTACATTTCGGCGCGGCGGTTCCACGGTCCGGCCCGCTTCGGGCTGGCCTGCTTGGCCCGCGAAGTGCCGCCGAAATCGATCCCCTTGACCACATCGGCATAGCGGCGGTGCAGATTGCGCAGCGCAGAGACGATATTTCCACCCATCGAACCTCGATCGATGTTCATGCGGTTGGGCTGGTATTCGTCGATAATGGAGGAAAGCCACGCCACGGCTTCGTCGTGTTCGAGCTTGTTGCGGTGGATCACCTTCATGATCTTGTCGCCGCGGCGGAAGGCAACGGCGAAACGGTCCCCGCCGCTGCCGGCCGGGTCCACTCCGATGATCAGCGGGGCATCGGGATCTTCCATTTTGCGCTTGCGAGCGCGCAGCACCAGCGCCGGTTTGATGAATACGCCTTCGGTGTCGGCCGCGGCGAAGGCTTCGGTGACGTCGATCGGGTATTCCTGCCGGAATTTGCCCACGGAGCCGAGTTCGTGGATCTTCGCGCGGCGCCAGAGCATTTGCGCGTCGGAAAGGCCGTGGATTTCCTGATATTCGACTTCGGACAGTTCGCCTTCTTCGTCGGCTTCGCCCATTGCCGTGAATTCGCCGAGTTCGGTATATTCGGGCTGGACGGTCCACGGCACGAAGACGGCGCGATAGCGTCCAATACCTTTCATGGCGTCCATATAGCGCTTCCAGAATTCGCCAGTGGGGCCGGCCGAAGTGGTTTCCAGCCAGATTTCCGAAGGCGCTTTTACCCATCCCTGAATCTCCCCGATACCTTGCTCGAACGGAAGTGGATCAGCGGGCTCGCGCCAGAGGACGCCCCACACCCCGCGAACTTCGTCCACACCTTGCACGGAAGCGGCGAAGTGATCAGGTGCGTTCGTCCACCAAGCCGCTTCCGAGCCGTGGAAGAAGGTGACAGCGCCGCCGCGCCCGCCTGCCTTCTGCCCGGCCGTTGCCACCTGATAGGAGGAGCCGCGTTTGATGAATTCGAGTTCCTTGGCGTTGTCGGTGCCGACCTGGGGCGGGAACGGGTGCTTTTCCTGCATGAGCGCGGTCATGCCGAACAGCACGTTCGAGGACGCCATTTCGTGCGACAGAATGTATATCTTTGCCGATCCCAAAGCGTTGCACGCCAATATCCTCTCGCAGCAACGTATGTCGAGAAGCCTTGCCGCCGTCCCTTGAGTCCGGCCAACCTAACCCAATTCTCGTCCGCTAACTGTGCTTCGGCTGCGCTATGCAGTATATCTTGTGCTTGGTTGAGTTCGAGAGGTTCGAGATCCCCTGATTTGATTCGTATGCGCAAAGCCTCTTTGGCGAACTTACGGAAGTCCGCTTTCCAACAGGCAACACGGAGAGCAAGCCAACGTTCGCGCACCTCATCAATTGAAACGCCCGCTGTTGACGCGATTTCCTGCAAATTCATACTATCCTGCGCCTTCTGAAATTATAGAGCCGCCAAGCCTCTCTGCAATCGCCACAACGACATTTGTGCTTTTGGCTTGTGTATCTGCTCGTTGTACCATGCTCTGCCTCTGTTGGACGTTTCGTTTGATCCGGAGGAATACCTTTATCGGCACGGTATAGCATAGATTGTCTGGACATGCCTACTCGCCGCGCCTGCTGCGCTACCGTGGCGTCTCCATACATCCTATTATTCCGTCGATTGTTGCTCTGTTCTTTTCGACCAACCCAGCAGCAGTTTTCCGGCTCATAGTTTCCGTCCGTGTCTTTACGTTCAATAGTCATCTCGGGAGGTCGCGGCCCCATGTCTTCATAAAAGGCATCGTAATTATCTCGCCACCTCTCGCAAACCATAATTCCTCTCCCACCATAATTGGAGAAATCTCGGTCTTGCGGATTATAGCATCTGCGCTTCATCATTGCCCATGAACCATAGGTTGATGCCGTCGCCGTTGAGGAATAGACCCACCGCCTATTCATTGCAACAGCGCTGCCGGCGTCTTGGGCAAGGCGCGCGTGACGGGCTCGGGCGCTGGCGGATTGAGTCCACCGAGCGACTTGAGCGCCCATATTACAAACTCTATATTCGTGTTAAAAATCTCTCCGAGTTCGATCGCCCGAAGCTGGATTTCGTCTTCGCCAACAGCCAGAGCCAGGCGCTCGTAGCGTGCGGCAAATTCGATCCCGAGACGGGCCGCGGCGGCTTTGCGTTTGCGAGCAACGCTCATTTCGGGAGCCTTTCTTCGACAAGCCGGGCGTAGCCCTGAATATCGTGCCAGTTTTCGGAATAATCATGATCACCGTTGAGAATTCGCGCGATCTTGTCGGCGATTACAGTCAATGCCTGCTTCTTGGTGTCGTCGAGGTTCATTCAGCCGTCGGTTC